TTACTTGGAATTGTAAGCGTTAAAGGACTTATTTCATTTTTTAAATAATAGATCCTATCTTTAATTTCCCATGTTGCAGGTGTTGTTTCTGCTTTTTTTGCTGTTGCCATAATATAATATAATTTAATAAATTTTTAAAAGAGTAGTATTTACCCCCGTAATTTCAACGAGGGTAAACCTACTATGTAACTAATATTAGATACCTTTGAATAATACAAAGTTATTAGCTCCTTGAGTAACTAAACATCTTTCTGACAAGAAGTTTACTTCCATTGCATCTAGAGTAGAAGTTTCAGCTCCTCCTGCAGATCCAGTTAACCAAGATTTCATACGTCTATCATCAGCTTGAGAAGCTCTATAACGAACGTGTAAGAATGGTCTACGGATGTTTGTTCCTAATTGTTGATCGTAAACTGTAGAAGTTCCAGCAGGAATTAATACTCCTTCAATAGAATTGATACCAACGATACCACCACGAGTAGAAGCGTCATTTAAGTATTTCCAGTCAGTTTTATAAAAATCATAAGAACCTCTACGGAAACCAGAGAAACCTAAGTTCAATGCCATTTCTTCAGAGTTTTCAAATAATCCATAAGCAACTCCTCCGTTAGCTCCTGAAGATAATGCAGCAAGCATATCATCAAAATCTAAAGCAGTTTGTCTTTGTAAGAATAACATGTTTTCCTCGATAGCTCCTTGAGTATCTAAGTTTTTAAGGATTTGATCAAAAGATGTAAGTCCACCTGCAGCTGTAAATCCAACTTCAACGTTCCCTCTTTCTTGAATAGCAGCAAAAAGACCTTGAGTACCAGGTAATTGAGAAGCTTGGTAAGCTCCTGAACCTGTAGTAGCATTCAATTCGCCCTCTACTAATGCCATTTCTAAGTAATCTTCAAAACGTAATCTTGTTTCAGATTCAGCTTTTAAGAACCATAAGTATCCAGAAGTTCCGTCTTCTGTAGCAACTTCAACCCATCCAATTTGAGCCATATCAGATCCGTTAATAACGTATTGATTTCTGATGATAACAGGAGAGTTTGCGTATTGAGTAAGAACAGGATTAACACTAATTCTTGCAGCAGAGTTACCCGCTCCAGCACCAATTGTAGTACCTTTAGTATAATCAGATCCGTAAACAAATACTTTTAATCCAGTAGCAGCAAATCCTTGAGTAGTAAGAGAAGTACCTTTGTAAGTTTGAATAACAAAGTTACCAGTTCCACCAACACCAGGAGTAGTTGCAACAACGATAGCTTTTGCTTCTAATCCGTTTAATGGATCTAAAACAACTACGGTATCATTGATAGATACTACGTTATAAGCAGTTGAACCACCTCCAATAGTAATTGTACTTGGGTTAGTTCCAACACCACCACCATTAACTTGAGCACATCCGTTATATGCAATGTGTAATCTATTTTGTTCAGACCAGATAACTTGGTCAGAAGTCATAGGCATTTCAGCACCTACCATACGTAAGAATCCAGATAAAGTTCTGTTTCCGTAACGCTCTACTTCTGCTTCGTAGATTTCTGGTAAATATTGTTGAGCAAAATCTGCTCCTGATCCAGTGTTAAACTTCAAATAGTTTGTGTTTAACAATTGTTGAGTTTGAGAAGGTATAATGCTTCCAAACTGCGGAGATAATGTAGACATAATCTTTAGGTTTTAATTTTTAAAATTTTTTTGTTTGTATTTTTAATTTTGATGAATCTAAACCACTAACCGATTTTACTTTAAGTCCATTTACAAATACTTCGCCAGCTTGACGTGGAGCGCTTGTACTTGGGTTCTTAGAAGAAGTGATAACCTCTTTTACAGCATCTGCTCTTCCTTGTTCGTAAAAATGGGTAGCTATTTTATCAGCATTCATCGCTGAGTACAAAGCCTTATGGTAACCTGGTGCATCTGTTACATTCCCTTCATTGTCTAGAAACTTTCCGACAAAGGATTGTATGTTTGATTGGGTTTCCGCTACTTGAGACGGATTTTGCAAACTGTATCTAAATTTCTTTTCTCCTAAGTTAAATTCAAAACCTTTGAATTCGTTATTGAAAAGATTAGTTGTTTGCTTTTTAAACGCCTCTTGTTGTTGAGCCACTTTGTTCTGCTCTTTATTTGCTCTATTAAAGAAGTCTAATGCTTTTTGATATTCATTATTTACTGTAGGGCGGGATTTGATTTCCGCATAGTATTTTTGTTTGGTTTCTTCAAGAAATGTTCTTGCTTTTGAAACCTCTTCTTTAAAAGCTAATTTTTTTAATCTAATATCTCTTTCATCATCTAGATCTTCGTCATAATAAAATTTATCTTCTAATAAGAAGTCAATTTCTTCACTATCTAAATGAGGTTTTGTATTTTTGTAATATTCTTTTAGTAACGCATTGTTATTGATGGTTGAGTAGTCAGCGTTTAATCTTACATAATCTTCTACGCTACCCCCTGTTTCTTCCATAAATGAAACAAGCTTCTCAATGTTCTCAGGTAATGGTTTACCTGTATTTGCTTGCTCGTTTACATAGTGTTCTAATTCTTGAACTGTTTCTTTAGTCTCCTCTTTTATTTCTTGCTCGGAGATTTCTTGAATAACATTTTCAATGGGCCCTTCGTTTCCTTGCTCCACTTTTGGCAATTCCACTGTGGGCTGTTCTGCGCGTAACACGCTTTCATTTGTGCTTTGTTCTTGAACGGCATCCGTTTGTTCTTTAGGTATTACTACTTTAATTGGTTCGTCCTGTGGTACAGATAAATCAATTTTAATTGGTTCATCTACTTTTCCAAGTTTTTTCATTGCAGGTTTTCTACCTTTAACTTTAAACTCGCCTTCTACTTTTTCATTTTGTGACATAATATAATAATATAAAATTGGTTAACTTGTTATTTAAGTCCCTAGTTCTGATAGGCCTTCAAACATTGCATTTGACTCAAAGTCTTTTGGCAATGAATTATTTTTTCTTTGATCTATCAATTCTGATTGTTGAGTGGCTTGTATTTTTGTTCTTTCGTCTTTTCTATTTTCCTGTTCTTGAAATTTACCCAAATCTGCTTGCGCTTTTAATTGCGCTAATTGCATATCATATTGGAAAGCTTCTGCTAATAATTGTTTTTTAATCTCAGCTTCTGTTTGCATTCTTTGCAATTCAAATTGAGACTTTGCTTGCTCTAGGTTAACCATAGTTTCGGTTAAAGCCTGTTGTTTTTGAACTTCAAACATTGCTGCTTTTTCTGCACTCTCAGAATTTGCTTGAGCTTGTGCTTGTATATTAGCTAATTGTTGTTGTTGTATTTTTTCTTGTTTACGAGTTCTTTTTAATTTTAATAATTCGTTTGCAAGTTTTAAATTTTTAATTTGTCTAATATCAATGGCATCCTCTAAATCAATTCCACCATTTTGTAAAGACACCTGAATATTTTGTTCTAGTTGTGCTTTTTCTTCTTCATCAGGCTCAACTTCTAAATAAATACCAAAATCATATAGATTTAAATTACTTATCTCTTTAAGTGTTTCAACATTATAAGTAGATATACTATTTTTTAATGAATTTTCCGTTAGTGGGAAAGCCAAACAATCAGCTATTCTTAAAGATATATTCTCGCATGTTTTAACAGTTAAATATAAACTTGCATCTTTTATATGCCTTGTTGCAACGTTTGAAGCGTTAGCAGCTATTTTTTGAAGACCTACTAAAGCGTTTGAATCTGGTTTACTACCATCTACAGCTTCATTTAATCCCGTTACATCACGGATCATTTGTAAATAATACTGATACGTTTGAATTAAACTTTGTATTTTACCTTGTCCACTTGATGTTGCTAATTCTTGAATAGGCACTTTAGCTCTATTCATTTCTCCATCTTGGTTTAATGATCTACCAACAATACTACCGGTTTGGAAATACATATTTAATGCTTCTGCCGGATTATAATTTGTACCATTACCAAGATCAACTTCTGCCAATCCATCAACATCTAAGAATACCCCATCAGGAACTACTCTTGATAATACTTGTTGCAGTTTTAAATGCGTTAATTGGATCATATCCGCAAAAGAAATACATTTGCTTACAATAGAATCAATTCTCCCTTTATACATTCTAGGAGCAACTATATTATAATTCATTTGCACTCTGGTAGTATCTGCTATAGGGCGTGTCATATCATTTGACAACTTCCATTCTAGCATCATGTCGGTACCAACAATTTTAGCTCCTGTATATAAGACTTCTATTGTTCTAGATACTTTTTCAAAGTTATCATTTTTAGGCGGATTAAAAGAACTATCTTTTTGTATAACTTTTTCTAATCCGTTTTCACCGTATTTAATTTTAAATACTTGGTCCATGTAAGTCTTATATTCAAAATATAATACTTGCACGGTGTTTGTATCGTAATTACCCCACCCCTGGATATACTGTCTGTTGCCAGGCATTTGCTGAATTCTATATAATTCTTCTTCAGAAATATTAGGGTATTGTTTTTTTAATTCTGGTATTGTAATTGCTTTAACTTCTCCAACATAATAAATATCTTCAAAATTAGGATCCTCTGTATATGAATAAACCATATAAGCTGGATCAACATAATCAACTACAATCCCTTCTGTTGGATTGAACGATGTTTTTACCGCTGCAATACCTATTGTTGTTAAATCATAATTTAATCTTTTTCTAGTAAGATCAAATTTATTTGTTTTCAATACTGTATTTATAGCTTCTTCCTCAGCTATCTCAATTGACTGTTTGTAAGACAATTGCATATGAAGTTGTAACTCATCTTTTGTTCTAGGCAAGTCCGCGGCTGGAACATTACTTTTAGCAATGCTAATACCTGTAACTTCCATTGCTTCTTGAATTTGTGGCTGAGCAACCATATCAAAGGCTAACCCAGAAGCATAATCCGTACGCTTTTTTAATGACTCAGGATCTTGCGCATGGGCACGTACATCATAAGTCTTTTGAGATATACCATTTGCAACTATATCTACAAATTTTGATAATATAGGAACTGGAGTCCAATCTAAATTTAAGTAAGATAAATCACCATTTATTGATAACTCATCTTTATATTTTTGAGGTGATTGTTCTCCTCTAGCATATAGTCTTAATCTATTAAAGTTATTCCAGTTAGTTAAATATCTATTACCTGAGGTCCTACCATAATTGAACCATTCTTGTTCTATAGCACGTGATACTTGTAATCCATATTCTTCTGACGCTTTTGTAGCATCATCTACAACTTGACTAGGAAAAGCGCTATTTGTATTTGTGTATATCTTCATTTATTCAATAATTTTTGACGTAGTCCCTTTATTATTATATTTTTTAAATCCTAAAGGTATATTTGTTACTTCTTTTTTATATGTAGGTATATACTTATTTTTATTACAAGCCATTATTGCTAACCCTGAACTAATAGAAGCATCATGGTTTGTTCTAGCATTTATATTAAATCTTGCCCAATCTTCTAAAGTTTCCTGGAAATACATTGTTCCATATCCATATTCAAATAATCCAATGTGATCCTCTATATAGGTTTCAATAGCGGCCGCATGCGCTTGTATAACATCTTGTGAGGAGTTTGGTATACCTCCTATCTCTTTTTCTGTGGCTGATAATTTACTGTATGTTTTATCGGGTCTATTTATTGAGTAACCTCTATAACCCCTTCTTTTTAAATAATATAATAGTCTTGGTTTATTATTCTCTGCGAGCATTGGCATTCCGTAAAATACCAAAGCCATTAATACATCCTCAAAAAATATCTCAGCCGTTTGTGGTCTAGAAATATACTGTAAAAAAAATGTATTTGACGGAGCATCATCCATCGTGAACTTTGTTAACCCGTGAAGGGCTCCCTTTGACCCGTGACCATCGACTGTTCCTGATATATCGTAACTATCACAGCCAAAAGCACCTATATGTTCATTACCTGGATACTTGCCTCCATTTTTTAATATTACGTGGTTTTGCAAATAATACGGAGGAATCCAAGAAATTAAGAATCTTCCATTCTTATTAGGGTAAAAAACCACTCTAGTGTCTTGTACACCATTCTCCCACTGAAAGTTTCCTCTTGTTAGGTTGTTGGTATGTCTTAAATCATTATTGTAATCAATCTGTTCATATATTTTTGTAAGATTGAATAATGATTGTTTAGCTTCATCTCTAAATGCGTGTTGTTCTGTTCTTGGAAATTGTCGATAGTATTCATTTAATCCATCAGAATCTGATTTTAAACCATCTACTTCATTTTGCCAATGTTCAATAACCCCTATCTCAATTTCGTTTCCGTCGATACCTTTAACGGGTCTTTCTGGAGTATTGAATACAGGTAAGCCATAAGTATCAATGAATCCCTCGTAGGACCATTCCATAGGTATGAACAAACTATATAATCCTGAACTAGTCTGTCCATTGGCGTTTCTTTTCGTAACATCTGAA